AAGGGGGATATTGATATTAAAAAGATATTTTGGGATATTCCGGTTTTGGATTACAGTACTCCTAAAAATGGTGTTATTAAAAAGCAAATTAAATATTCATCCACATGTAAAAGTGAGGTTGAATATATAGAAGAACAATTAAAAACGGTCAAGTGTTTTGAGCAACAAGTGATTGAACATATTGACAACCCAGAGGGAAGAATTAAATTCAAAGATCAGCGAAAAATTAGCGTTGGTATTTGTAAGAAAGATATATTAAGTTATAGAAGCAAAAAGAAGCGAGCCTTCTTTAATTGTTTCGTTATTATTATGCGAATATACGACAATGATACATTTAAAGAAATGCATGTAAAAGTGTTCAATACCGGCAAGTTGGAAATTCCAGGAATTCAAACGGATGAACTCTTAGACAAGGTATTACAATTGTTGGTTGTTATCTTGAAGCCATTTATAGGTGATGACTTGACATATTTATCTGATAAGAGTGAAACTGTCTTGATAAATTCCAACTTTAATTGTGGATACTACATCGATAGAGATAAGTTGTATGATTTGCTTAAGTACCAATACAGAATTAATAGTAATTTCGACGCTTGTTCTTATCCGGGTATTCAGTGTAAATTTTACTATGACAATACTATCGGAATACAATGTGGACAACAACCGAAACACACTGATTTTGATGAGGTATCATTTATGATATTTAGAACGGGTAGCGTCCTAATTGTGGGTAAGTGTGAAGAAGTAGTATTATTCAAGATTTATGATTTTATTAAAAACATTTTAGAAACAGAATATGAAAAAATACATTGTATTAATAATGTGGATGTTACCATTCCAGATAAAATTAGAAGAAGGAAGATTCGCAAGAAGACTGTATTGTTTGACTAGATTCAATAATTTACTAATTCCTCACTAATTTACTAATTCAATAAATAATTAAATATTTTACAAACAGAATAATCTTGAAGTTTCGTTTCTATATCTACACAATTCAACTTATTTTTTATTTTCTCATTGTCAATTTCTATCTTATGTGTCTTTTTTATACAATATTCTATTAAATACAAATAATTATTCTCTATGAATTGATAAGAATATGAATTGTTGAGTGTGTTTAATAAAATATGTAATGACTCTAATTTACTTTTCACTAGATTTGGACTGTTTTTATATATAATCGGCAATTGAATTATAGCCTCTACAATCTTGTACAGCTTTGTGAATATTATTTTTTGAAGACCATCTAATTTATTTGTTTTCAAATCATATCGTGATATTAATTGAATAATAATATTGTTATAAAAATCAATGTACAATTGTAATGATTTTAATTTCGATTTGGTATTATCTGTTTCAATGTAAGATTTTCGAACATCTTCGTTTACCTCGAAAATCGTTTTCTTGTAAATAAAAAGTGATGCGTCTTTGGAGTTTAAATTTAAAAGATTGTGCGTATCCTCGCCTATTTGACTAATGAATTCTATATAATATATTATGGATTTGTGTGTGTGATATACTGCTAATTCTACATTTTTGGTATATAATAATAGGAAATTGTAGATATAAAATGTATTTTTTATTCCCTTAATCAATATATGTTTTAAATACTCGTCGTTTTGAATCATTATATTTTCCATATAACATTGTATCAATTCATGAATTAAACCAATATACTTGATGAATAATATGTGTTCGTTGCTATCTAATTCACTTTTATAGTTATCAATATTATTCAAAATATAGTTATTCATTGATAATGTATTATAAAATTTTATTTTATTTTAATTTAAACTATCGTACTAAAATTAAACTATCGTACTAAATTATAATTTTAATATTTATAAGTATTTAAAGAATAATGACTGTTTTCTTATATAATGAGTTCTAAACCCGCCGAATCAAGTTATAGACTACCATCAAATACATGCCTTCAACATGCCTGGAAATTAGCCATTGTCGAAGATAAAGATGTAAAGTCCGATTACTGGACTGCTTCCCTAGATAAGGAGGTTATTATTGGTGTCAAGGCAACCAGCGAAAAATTGCTTGTTAAGAGCGAAGATGAATATACCAGTCCTATTAGTAAAATTTACAAGGTAGAGGGCGAGTATATTATCGTCACTGAAAACTCGATTTATATTGTATCTGCTGATATTGAGTCTAGCCGAATTTCTTAAACCGATTATGTAGGTTATATCTAGATTATATGTTTTATAATCATACAGACGCACATTCTGTATGATTTTACTCTGTGTACTAACATTTTAGTCTATCTATCTAACATAACTTGTATTTATTAGTTTTCATATCGTTGTATCCGATTTCTATAAGGTCATTTCCCTTGTCAAAATTCAACATACTATATCCGTTTAGTGAACTACTATCTACATAATAGTAGTTTATTTCACCATATGGTTTATCACAATTATGATTCAATCGCGTAAACGGATTGTTATAATTTTTTTTTACTATTTGAATGGTTCGCATAACCATGTCTTTTATTGATTTAATTGGATTATCATTTTCAGCCATTAAACCATATGGCGTTATATATGTAATATTCAAATAATCAGACGAATGTACTACATCTAGCAACTCATTGCTCAATGTTCCCCCATCAGCATACATATAATTTTTATATTTTATTGGTGGAAATACTACTGGGATTGCCGACGACGACATCAATAATAATACTTTATCTTCTGTCTCGTGATTATCATTATATTTGTATATATCTAGATTTCCAGTATATAAATTAACAGTTCCTACCAATGTCTCTATTACTGGCTCCGATTTCATATTTTTTATAACATTCGTCAATGTATTATGTAATGGTTTCGTATTTAACAATGAATTTCCAGTATCTGGCAATATTTCATACACATCTTTGTTCTTAATGGTAGAATACAAATGTTCCGCGTCTTTAATTCCATCATTTATATTCGCATAATGTGATAAAAATCCGGCATTTAACGAACCAGCTGATATACCAGTATATCTGTCATATTTTATGGGATAACTCTCTCTTATTTTCTTTAATATTCCCACTTCCACTGCGCCGAACGCACCACCTCCGCTAAAAGACAATTGTTCCGTTGTATAAACTGAATCAAATACAGAAAATAATATTGTCATCATCAAACTTCCAGCTATCGCAAAATACATTATATATTATAATGGTATATAATTTAATTTTTATATGTTTTTGTGCGAACTTCAATGTATATCAAATGTAGTCACATATAATGGGTTTCCATTCATTTTCTATCATGACTAATTGGAATGGTTTTCCACAACCATATATTTTGTCATCCTCTATTAGTTTATCACATTCTGCTTTTGATAAATGAGGCGGTATTTGTGTATAATCTACCTTCAAAATACCACATCTAAATATACAACAATTTCGTTTTATTACCTCAATTCCTAGATTACAATGCGGACAATAAATTATAGATTTCATATAAATGGGATACAAATAGTGTTTATTATATTTGTAATAATATAATAAATACCGCGACCAATATATTAGCAATGTGCTATCAATATGTTGACCAATATGTTTACTTTAATGTTAGTAAGTAAGAAATTTGGTTAAGTGTTGCTAATATCTCGTCACGAATATTTAACAAGTCACTGTTCTCACTCTGACTGAAGTGCTTGCTTAGTCCTATCAAGTATTTCTTATATGTTTCTATTTCTTGCTTAAATTTGCCATTATCTTTGTAATTATTCATGTGTAACGATTTAATACTTAGAATTTCGCTCTTGTGTTTCTCACTTAGATTATTATGTTTTCCCAATAACACTTCGACAAATTGATCAATTAATGTATTTAAATCTCCATATAAAGTATCAGTTGCCTTGTGAACAGAAAAACTTAGTGTATTCCAGTGATATAATTTTACGGTGATTAGCATTTGTAACATATTCGTGATAATTTGCTTCTTTACAGAAGTAGAACCGTGGTTTTTACGCGTTTTATTCATAGACGAGTGTCCGACCTTTCTTGTATGCTTCATTATACACTATATTGTTATAATAATAATTTTTGTGGCGTTTATTTGTTTATCAAATATACTAAATACGCGTTGCTCTAAATTTCAAAAAGTGTATAATACTATCGTCATTATAATATTTCTTTTAAACGCGTGATTTGCTCAGCCGTTAATTTCTCTGGATACTTTACATTAAATTTAATACATAGATTTCCCTTGCTATTTTCTCTCTCCATACCAAAACCGGATATCACTTTAATTATGCCATCTTTTAATGGACTACCCGCATCACTCGTATATCTCAATTGTTTTCCATTGACATGATGAATTATAAAATCAAATCCACATAATGACTCCTTGAGAGAAATGTCCTTTTCCATATTCAAATTTAACCCATCGCGTTTGAATATAGTCGTATTTTGTATATTAATAACTATTTTAACATCACCTTTCAATTCACTACTCAATATATTTCCTTTTTCTCTCAATATTATCATTTCTTTATCATCTATACCTTTCATTATTGGTATATACAATGTTTCGCTTTCGCATTTGCGCATTCCATCTTCAAACAACCACCGTTCTATCTGTACTGGTATTTGGTCTCCCTTATATGCTTGCTCTAAACCAATTACTATATTTTTAATGATCGGAGGTGGTTTGTTCAAAGCATTCACATCAATCTGTTGTCCATTTCTAAATACCCTTACATTACCAGCTGGAAAACCACCCATTCCTTGAAATATACCACCCATTCCAGGCATTCCAGGCATTCCACCCATTCCGGACATGCCACCCATACCGGGCATACCACCCATTCCATGCTCACTTGGAGGCATTTGTCCACCAAAAAACATCTTAAATATATCATTCATCTGGTTCATCCCATGCGGATCTGGATGTCCGTGATTTTGCGGCATACCACCACCAAATGGATTTCGTCTTTTCATATCATATTGCTTTCGCTCATTTTCGTCCCCAACAATTTGATAGGCTTCATTTATTTTTTTAAATTTCGTCTCTGCGTCTAAATTTCCTTGGTTTTTATCCGGATGATGTATCAAAGATAATTTTCTGTATGCCTTTTTTATTTCATCTTGACTCGCGTTTTCATCTACACCTAGAATATTATAGTAATCCTCCATTTTAATAATATATAACTACATTTACTTAAATACTTATTAACGAATAACTATAATTATATACCATGAATGTGCCCTTTATGTATAAATATAGACCCTGTTATTTTAAAGATTTGGAAATTGACAATGATATCATAGACATTTTAAATACCATGATTTCTATGAACAACCTTACTATATTATTCATTGGCGATTCTGGTTCTGGAAAAACTACACTAATTAATACTCTTATTACTGAATATTATGGCAACTCACAGTATATTGATGACATATTGGTTATTAATAGTCTAAAAGAACAAGGTATCCAATATTATAGAACCGAAGTTAAAACATTTTGCCAGACTAGGTGTTCTATTCAAGGTAAAAAGAAAATCGTCATTCTCGATGATATTGATAATATAAATGAACAAAGCCAACAAGTATTCAGAAATTGCATTGATAAATATAGCAACAATGTTCATTTCATTTCATCATGTTCGAATATTCAAAAAGTCATTGATAGTTTACAGTCTAGAAAAATCATAATTAAATTAAAACCATTCACGAATGACCGATTGAATACTATTCTTCAAAAAACGAAAAAGAATGAAAATCTTGTATGTGATGCCAAGACTGACCGTCTCGTGTTATCTGTATCCAATGGGTCTGTTTGCGTTCTATTGAATTATCTAGAAAAATTTAAAATTATAAATGAACCTATTACATATGATCTAGTTAGTAAAGTGTGTACGAATATCAGTTTCACTGTATTTGATACATATACAAATGCTGTTATTCAATCTAAATTAAATGACGCGGTCCATCTATTATATGACTTATTTGACAAAGGATATTCAGTAATGGATATATACGACAATTATTTCTTATTTGTTAAAGTAACCGACATTTTGAGCGAAACGCAAAAATATGAAATTATAAAATTGCTATGTAAATACATTACTATTTTTCATAATATTCATGAAGACGAAATTGAACTGGCTTTATTTACAAATAATATGGTAAAACTATTATCTTGATGATATATATACATTCTTCTTTGATTCAATGAACCAAACATTTAAGACACAAATAGATAAAAATATACTATTTGACTTCTTAGCGAAAGTATGTGATAAGAATGACAAATATTATATTTTTAATTCATCCGCATATAAAAGGGGTGAATTAAATGGTGGGAATACATCGTTTTTAGAACAAATAAAACCGTTTTATCACGTAGCAAAACTATTTTATGTCGAAAGAAAGCTGACTTATTCTGGTCTTTGTACTATTATTAGACAAATATGTAAAGCTCAATCGATCATGTTTACAACTAAAGTTGTTTACAGTAAATCTAAATACAATATCCCTTATTACATCTATTTTTAGTATTATATTAATATCATATTTTCATCTCATATTAATATCATATTTTCATCTCATATTTTATCTTTAGTTACACAGCAATAAGTATCTCGCTATAACTGTATTGCTTTGTAACACTTGCTCTGGACTTAATCTAGCAAACCATTGTAAATTGCTTCGTAATAACAACTTATTTGCGGGAATATACACTCCGTAAGCCTCTTCTGATATCTCAAAATCATCGTCGTCGCTTAACAAATTGTCCAATAATACTGGCTTTCCATTTGTCATTTTGGCTCCAAAATATACAGCATCTAATGGCATTACCGTCTTCTTCCTAACTTGCTCATATAACCATTTATTTGTTTCACCCGTAAACTCCATTTCATTTGTATAATCATCGGATACGGTCTTCTCTAGGAAATTCACATACTGACCCATTAATTCGCAATTCTTTTTACATCCCATTATTTTATTAGTTGGGAAAAATTCAGTAAGTGCGGATACATTACTTTCACTCGCTAATTCACCGCAAAACATGGTTGCGGCAGATAGACCTTTATTGAATAGCGGAATTAAATTTTTCATACAAATAAATGATGATGGAATTGTCATACCGCCATAATAATACAATAATTTGGCCATGGCCACTTCTCTTAAATGAGGACGAAGCGGATTTGGTAAATTGGCAACCTTGGTACTCCAACCAGGAATTACTTTATTAAATGATTTATCATCTATTAAACATACGTGAAATGAATCTCCGCAATGATCGACAATGGACTTTATAGTCAAATATTGATATGGCTGATTGAAACATTGAGTATTACGAGAGGCAAAATGAGGCCACCATCTCGCGTTTGTTTCAAAAGCAACATGTATCCATAAAATTGGTTTATCTGTTCTAGCTAAAGTTGAGTCATTCAATAAATACTTCTTAATTAAATCATATTCATTCATCTTGTCTTTCATAGCTTCCGACCTTTTGTATTTTTCAAATAAGAACCCAAATAAAATCAATAATATTAATACAAATACATATTTTCCGTAATAATTCATATATATTACACTTACAAAAAAAGAATTTCTGGAATACATTTCTGGGATACATTTTCGATACACCCATTTATCGGAAATAAAATTGAATGTTTATAATGAAAATAGTATATCAGTATTAAATAATGACTACACGGCATCAAATATTAATATTCTATAATTATAGTAGTACTACAATATCATGACATCATTTAGCAAGAAAATAGTAACATTCGATGAATGTATAACAATTCGACATTATGAATATGATATAATGGACGATTATGAAGAAAAAAAAGGAAAGGACTGGCAACGCACATCTGATTTGATATGTAGAGAATTTAAACAGCCTATCGAAAAAGGAGGTTGCGGTGGTAATTGGAATATTTTACAGAGTAAATTGGATGAACTAACCGAACCATGTTGGTATTTAATAGGGCAATTATGGTTTAGTTTATATAAATTTGCGAAACGAATTGAAGAATCATCGTCCGATGAAGATGAATTACATGAGATAATTATTAGTGATGAGCCGTCAATCAAGGCAGACACGGCAGATAAATAAAAACAAAACTATACAAATTTACTACCCGTCAATCAAGGCAGACACGGCAGATAAATAAAATAAAACAAATTTACTAGCCGTCAATCAAGGCAGACAAGACAGACTAATTTTTTAATCTCTTCAAGTCAGACCAAAATTTATCATGATTCTCTCTTATTACCTCATCTTGATTCATTAATTTATAGGCTCGTTGTATATTTATGTCCTCATCATTACTATGTATCTCTTTTAGTTTATTTTCATGTGTCGAAATCCATCGTTCACTATTTTGAACCATATCTTGGGTTCTTTCGCGATTCAACTGGTCTATATTTGTATATTTAGTCCTCTTATGAAAATCCTCCTCTGTAACCGGAATTACTGATTCACAATGTGCCTTTCTCACATCTTCGTATTGAAGTTTATTAAATATTGTCGAACCGTAATTTTCCGGCGCGTCCCTCACTAAATCAAACTGATTTCCTCCATTCATATTCATATCTTTGAAATCTTGATGAACAACCAACGCTCTTAGCTGTTTCTTTTTATTTTGAATATATTCATTCATTTGACTCGTATTAGTTACTTTATCGTCTACTAAATCTTCGTTCGATTTTAACCAATCTCCATAACCACTCTCTTCGACACTATCTTTTAGCCGCATCTTTTCAAATGTCTTGTTAAACCAATCAGCATATTCTTCTTGACTCATTGTTTTTATTCTTCCATCAATCAATACACTATGTTCTTGACTCCACAAGTCGTCCTTCTGATATTCAGTATTTGTAGTTGTGCTACTTTGTCTTAACTGGTGTATCTTCAATAAATATTTATATGCTTGAGAGAAAAACATAAAATATTCCTTGTCTAGACCAGATTTATCCGGATGAGTTTTTAATACTATTTTCTTGGCTTCTTTCAAATGTTCTTCTTTAAAATGAAATGGTAAGCGAAACAAATTCAATAAATCGTTCAAATCATAATTATGTATATTTAAATCCAAATTTTCCATTTAGATATACATCTATTTATTTTTTTAACTGTTATTTTTCATAAAGTTATTGTGATATTTTATCATAGTTATCATATTTATCATAGTTTTCTACATCTTTCAAAAAAATTGTTTACTTCGTTTATGTCTGCCCCAGATATGCTGTCATCTGGTATATAACTGTTTGAGCCAATTTTATATGCCATCAATGTCGGCACACCCTTTATCATTTTCTTTGTTTTCATAAACGCAAATAGATCAAAACACTGGTCTATATCTATTTCAAAACATACTACCTTTTCTCCGGATATATTTTTAAAGTGTGTATCGACCTCCTTTTTAATCGATTGGCAGGGCTTACACCATTCTGCAGTATATTTAAAAATCATTAATCCGGGATTTCTATCTAACAAGTTTAAAAATGCATATCTGTCTCCTTCAAATTTATACGCCATTATCTATAAATTATATTTTTATTTTTAAGTGAAAATAAATATAAAGTTTTACTTACAAACAAACGCATTGTCCACCAAAACCCGGAATAATTCTTCCAAGTTTTCCATCCTCGCATAAACATGAAGATGGACCATAAGCCGAAGTAGGTGTTTGAACGCAAAATGATTTAGTATAACCTTTAGCAATACAACTATTATAGTTAGATGAAAAGCCTTCTCGAATAGAACATTGAGATAAAATACCAAACGAAATAATAAATAAAACAATAATCCAATATAATAGCTTCATTATATTTCTATATATTTTCAATATATTATTATTTGCGATATACATTATTATTGTAAAAATTTATAAACATGACCCTTCTTATACTTTTCACTTCTTGCTCTTCGTATTTGTTTTTGTGACAATTCACTGAATGTCGTTGGAGTATCTTTATTTATTCGAATTGTTGGTCTATAGACATCGCTCTTATATTTATACCCTATATCTCCTCTTTGATTCTTCCACTTTTCATCAAACCATCTTGTTAATCCATTTTTCCTTGTCTTATTTCCTTTGTATGGACTTTTACGTTTTCCATATTTTATGGAAAACTGTTTTTTATATTCTTGTACAAGTTTACCACTTCGATACGCACTATGACGCGGTTGCTCTTTGTAAATACGGTTCTTTATCATATTATATAATTTATTATCTACTGGTTCTGACATTGGCGTATATAAATTATATAATATTTTATTTGTATGCAGACGGCTTTATCTGCCGATGGCTACTAAAAATTGTTTTATTTATCTGCCTTGTCTGCCGACGGCTAAAGGTTCATCTCTTTGAAATAGTAGTATACGTTCTAGCGTCATTCATTTACTATCTTTTCCAATTCGCTAATATTCACATTTGGAAATTCAACATGAGATTCCCAGAAATATTTACAATAAGCCCATTTGTATTCGTAATCTGTTTTATACATGTCACTACATTGTTGTAGCAACTTGGTTTCTATTTTTTTGGGCAATAAATACAAGCTCTTTCTTGGCAACACATAACTCAACTGAACCTTTTCTGTTACTGGATTGGGTAACTGACTTTCCACCAACTCTGTATCAAAATACGGGACATATTTCAATAAATCTTTCAATAAGGGTGGATAATGATATTTATATGCCCATCTCCAGTCCGCACAACCCGCACTATAATACTTCCATGTCCACTCCAATCCTTCCAAATAATTCAAGCTTATCTTTTTCCTCCACTCATCATCAATATCTACATTAAATAACATGTCGTAATATCGAGTTTCCCAAAACTTATCGGTCGGATTTATATATTTCTCCAATTGTCGTTCACGGCTTGGCGCATGAAGCATTTCTTTATCAAATTTACTAGCGGTTTCATCCACATTTATTGGGCGTTTTTCTTGCTTATTTCGCTGCGTAAAATCAGCTTGAATATACGATTCCTCATGATCGGCCAACTCCTTTACAAGTAGTCGAAAATTCTTCCACACGATTTTCCCGTTTACAATAATATTCTTCTTACTTGTCCCCAATACATTTCTATATGTCTCCATTAAAATATCCATTCCACTCGTTCGCAAATTAAGCGCCGGAAAATGCGGTAAGAAATCGTTTCCTAGCATGAAACACAAAAATATATAATCAAATACACGATTATTCTCTACATCCGTTTCCGGCACAACGTCATTGTTTAAGTAGTAGACCAAATTATTTTTAAATTGTGGAATGTCGATTACATACATGAAGTTCGGATCCAATGTATTATCAATACTTTTAATAAAATCCGGCGTTTCGCGAAATAAATACATGTTTTTACAATATTGTAGATGATTAATCGTAAGCATGATCAAATCGGCATCCAGTCCATATATCACGCTCTTCATATTCTTTATGTCGTCCGTATATTCACGAATATATTCAAATATTTTGTGCTCTCCTTCACCTGGCGAATCACTCCCACTAATAATAATTTGCCGTACATTGTAAGCATTCGGTTTGCGGAAATGATAACGCACTTGAAGATTTAATTTATTCATAAATTCTGTCCCCGGTGTAATCGCAGTACTGTCCCACTGTGGAATACTTGTCGGCTCATATTGCCCTATAAACCACGACTTGTATCGCCTATTTCTTTGTTGATTCAATTTCGCAACTGGTGCTACACCATCAAATGCTATATATACAAGATGTGTAGGAGAAATTTGCTGTATATAAGTTTCAATCTTTTTACATACAGCATTAACTAGTTTTCGCTCAAAATCGTCATTATTCCCACTATACTCTATTTCACGCATCGAATCGTATACAACTGAATTACTATCCAAATATAAATGATTTACTGCGATATTTTTTTGAAACTTTTGTAAAATATTTGGATAATTTTTTATAATATATGAGAAGTAAGCTGGTATGCCCATTGTAGCGGATATTATATAATATCGTATTATATTTTTAAACCCATTTTTAAAATCATTATATTTGGCGATAACTTTAGGTGAAACTCAATAAAAACACTAATTAATTTAAATGAATATTTTAAAATCGATAAATATATTAATGAAAAATATTGTTATTCCTCAAAATACTGGTGATACAAAAGGTAAAACTGGTATACCGCCAAACATCGATGACAAGACTTCGCTAGATAATCAAATTCAGTATTTTCATAATTTAGTTCAAACTACTTTGCTATCCATTCAACGATATAAACAATTGGACATAATTGGAGCAAATGAATTAAATCAAGCCACGCAAAATTTAGAAAAATTATACATAGAATTGTCTAATAATCGTATTTTACTTAAACATAAAACCAACTATAACAAGATTCATGCGAATTTAGAGACCATTCGAAACGATTTAAATACCACTTTTAAACTATACGGCACCGAAAATATTCACGACTTGTTGAATGTAGCATTTGGTGACGGATTTTTGTCCACCGTTCAATGGGATAAACATAAGTATGCTCTCTTGGAAAAACACTTTCATCCTATTCAGTATAAAATTATGCCTTGGAAAACCGACAGATCCACCGCTTCTCAACACTTGATTGAAAAGAACAAAATCATTGATGATATATTCATCGTCGACAAATCAGTTAATTTGGATTGCTTTGATTTATGTAGGACGAATCACATATTTCAAGCCAAAGTATATGGCATAAAAGTCGCCTTTCATAATTCAAAGGAGAAAATCACCATTATTGCGTCCGGTCTAGTAGACGATTTATTAATCACATGTATAGAAAACGATTATTTGAATTCGAAATTAGAACAGTTGATTAAAGAATCGCCGTCGCACGCAAATTACGATGTGAATACATTTCAACGATTTATTCATTCTATTACATTAAAGGAATTGCTCGTGTATTCCACCGATGAATTGATCAATAAGTACCAAGGATATGTTAGTCAGATCATATTAATAAAACAAAAACCGATTACACAAGTTGTAAAGGAATTTATGAATAGCGATTTATATGGCCAGCGAAATACATTGATTCAATTATTATTGAAATCCGACGAACACGAATATCAGTATTTGGCTTATTTGTTGTATGATTTATTATCAAATGATAGCAATGGCACCATTGATACGAGTGAACAAACATTGTTGTTTGACAGTCTACCTTGGAAAATTAAAAGCTTCTTTAAAGAAGCGATGAAGCAGACCATTACATATACAAATACGTTGTCCAATTTTGATAACAATAAAATTCCGCTTGAACAGCAAATATGTTTGATGAAGGCGCCCGACTCAGTGAAAGAAAAGGCTATGAATAAATTGAAAGAAGTAAAGTCCAAAACGGATGATACCGGATCGAAGGCACGCAGTTACTTGGACGGCTTACTAAAAATTCCGTTTGGTATTTACAAGCGCGAATGGATTTTGACTGTTATGGATAGCATAAAAGATGTGTTTAAAAAATTAGTTGAAAAGATTACTAAGATGGATTCTAGCTTTTCTATCGGTGTGGATGTAAATCGTATTACAAATATTCAAATTAAGAATATATGCGAAAAGATCAAAAATGACTATCTTGGCAATATGAATAATAAAGTGGCCGATACGCTAATCATCAATTATACCCCAGATAAGCGCAACGACTTGATTATAAATATATGTAATATTAACAATCTTATCAAAAAACAGAATCTAAAAATACATAAATTGGTCCATTCCGGTAAAAAAATCGAGTTTATGAAAGAAGAAATTAAGCGATTTGTCGAAGTTATTAAAGATAATCAAGTGGTTGTTGACCAATTGTATACATTAAAGAATATATCAAATGTATCTAGCGTTGATTCTATAATGGAAGATATTGCTATTATCGAAAAAAAATGGCAAGATATTAACAAGTATATGAATACTGTGAAATCTACATTGAATGAGGCCGTTCATGGTCATGAAAAGGCGAAAACTCAAACTGAACGAATTATTGCCCAATGGATAAATGGTGAACAAAGTGGTTACTGTTTTGGCTTTGAGGGTGCACCGGGTGTGGGTAAAACCAGCTATGCGAAGAAGGGACTGGCCAAGTGTTTAATCGATGAAAATGGAGAAACCCGGCCTTTTTCGTTCATCGCAATAGGTGGACAAGATAATGGCAGTACATTAAATGGTCACAATTACACATATGTTGGATCTGAATGGGGTAAATTCGTTGATATTTTGATTAAAAACAAGTGTATGAATCCTATCATATTTATCGACGAGTTGGACAAAGTGAGTAAGACTGAACATGGTAAGGAAATTATCGGCATATTGACGCATTTAATCGATTCTACTCAAAATGACTGCTTCCAAGACAAATATTTTAATGGCGTCGACTTGGACTTGTCCAAAGCATTGTTTATATTTTCATATAACGATGTAAGTTCTATTGATCGCATTTTATTGGATCGAATTCATCGAATTAAATTTGATCATTTGACCATTGAAGATAAAATCGATATTACTAGAAAACATTTATTACCGGAAATATTTAAAAACATGGGTCTTGAAGGATGTATTGAGTTGACTGATGAAAATATCGTATTTATTGTAGAAAATTATACGAACGAACCCGGTATTCGAAAGTTTAAGGAATTATTATTCGAAATTATTGGCGAAATAAATTTGTCTTGCTTGAAAAATTACGATAGTATTGTGTTGCCTATTAGACTATCTAATGATGATATTAAGAACAAATATTTGAAGGAACGACATGAAAATTTAGAGAAGAAGATACCCATTCGATCGTCGGTTGGTGTAATTAATGGTCTTTGGGCCAATTCGATGGGGCAAGGCGGCATCATTCCGATCGAGGCGAGATATTTCCCATCCACCTCTTTTATGGAGTTAAAATTGACTGGTCTACAAGGCGATGTAATGAAAGAAAGTATGACTGTCGCAAAGACACTTGCTGCTTCTTTAGTAGATAAAGAAGTCATGAAGAATAACTTGAAGGAATACGAAGAAACGAAAATGCAAGGCATTCATATTCATTGTCCGGAAGGCTCTGTTCCTAAGGATGGCCCTAGCGCCGGAACGGCTATTACATGTACTTTATACAGTTTACTTACCAACAAAAAAATAAAAAATACGGTTGCTATTACTGGCGAAATTAATTTACAAGGATGTGTAACCGCTATTGGTGGATTGGATTTAAAAATATTAGGCGGATTGAAAGGCGGTGTTAAACAATTTATTTTTCCAAAAGAAAATGAAAAAGATTATAACACCTTTGTTGAAAAGTATAAAGATAAGGGGATTTTGGATGGAATCGAATTTCATTCAGTGGAAAACATTCAACAAGTATTACAATTGATTTTTGATGATTGATTTTTGATGATTGATTTTTGATGATTGATAGTCGATCTTGATAATTTATGTATTTGGTGATTAATTTTTGGTCATTGTAAAGAATAATATATTATCTAGAATATATATAATATATTATGCCGATGGAATTAAGTATACCTAATTTATTCCAGTTTTGTTCAGCAATGGCTCCATTATTGCTTGTATTTGGATTAGTATTCATATCTATGTTTAATGGCGATTTGAAAGGAATAATATATTTAGTTGGTGTTTTAGCAGCAACTACTATTAATTCTTTTATCGCACCGTCCGTTGGTAAAAAAACCTCTGGTGACTTGCCTCAATTTTGTAATTTAATCAAATTTCCGCGTGATTTGGATGAGTATGTATATCCGGCTCATAATAGCATGTTTATAGCATTTACATTGGCATATTTATGGTTTCCAATGATTTGGACTTCTAAAAATATTAATTATCCAGTTTTGATATTCATATTCGGATTGTTAGGCGTTGATAGTGTGTCTAAATTGATGAATGGATGTACCACATTCGTTGGAGTATTTACTGGCGCTATAGTTGGGTTTGCTCTAGGTGCTGCTTGGTGGGCTATTTTCAACTCTCGCCCAGAATTTTTATTTTTTGGTACAGAAACATCCAATAATGTTGTCTGCTCTAGACCTAAAAAGCAAACATTCAAGTGTAATGTTTATAAAAACGGAGAGATAGTTGCTAGTAGTTAGTATGGTGTATTGTAAGTAAATATTTATTCATATTGTAAGTAAATATTTAGCTAGATTGTTCTAAAGCAGTTCTAAGGGACTTAGTTCTAAGGGATAAAGTGTACATAGTTAGCCGTCCACCAAGTCATGAACTCTTTAATAACTTGGCCTTTGTGAAAACTCGCTGTTAATAATTTGGGATTCGGATTCGGCTTCTGCCATGTCTGTATGAAATATTGAATTATACTTGATGTAATTGCTGTTTTGTATTTTTCATCCATTTGTTGCTCGGTAAATATGGGATTTTTTATTCGTTGGTTTACCTCATTATGAAACGATAACAACATCAACTGTAAATCTCGTTTACTGCGTATACTACTCACATTTAATGTCCCCATTTTTTGCTTAGCATGTCCGGCACATTCTGGACACGGCAAATTACTACATATTCGATTTATTAACGAAATCAAACTTTCTTTAATTAATGGAAAACTTTCCTCTTTTACTTTTTCTGCTAAAGTATGAAAGAGATACCAAGTGCATGGACCCCAAGTTTTTGTCATTCTCTATTAAATATATATAAAGAGTTTTTATAAAATTTCCTTATATATGAATATTATTTTAGAAGGGGGTATTAATTTTTATGACGAATTAAATAATATAGACACTGATGATGAAGACGAAAAAAGTTGCTTATTAACAAATATGCCACTCGATAAAAACAGTATCAAATTACCATGTAGTCATGAATTTAATTTTTTTCCGTTATACAATGAAGTATTTCATCAAAAGGTGAAATCTTCGACATCACATTTAAACACCGACAAATTGGCGTTTAATCAAATTAAATGCCCGTATTGTCGGCAAAAGTTCGATTTTTTATTGCCACATATTCGCTTGAATAAAGATATGCTGTTTTGTCCCGGAGTAAATACACCGGAAGGGCTTTCTATGGATTTTCACAAATGCGAATATATCTTTAAGAACGGAAAACATGCTAATGACTATTGCTCAAAAACAGCGTATTATGGTCTAGCTGGATGCTATTGTCCTACACATCAGATTTCTATGGAAAAAAAAGCGTCTTCGAAAAAACAGACGAATATAGTTATAGATTTATCAAATGTAAATGCTGGGTTATCTAATAAGACCAATGTTTACTGTACTGCTGTATTGAAAACTGGAAAGCGGTTGGGACAAGACTGTGGGTCAAAAACATGCACAGAAAGCACCCAGTTTTGTAAGCGTCATTTGCCAAAATGATGAATTGATATTGATTTAATTTATTTTAATCTTTCTTAATCACGTATTCGTATATAATTAGATTATTATATATGAATGTTTATTGTTATCTCAATAGTTTATTTCCTATCGATTACTTCCTATTGTTTATTTTAAAGAGGCGTATAACTTTTTGTATGCTGGTACATTGTCTGCCTTTATTATATCATTCAATTCCTTACATATCTTGTCTTGCTCGGCCAAATTGTATTTACCACCACATATCTTTGCCATGATATTCTTTGGGTCCAATGTTTCGCATATTACATTGTTTATCATCATCTTGTCGTGCTTTTCCATTAATACGTTATATAATGTTTCTCCGCTATATGGGATTCTTGTCACGCCTTCGCACATTTCCACGAGATCCTTTGCCTTGACCATTTCTCCCTTGTAGAATACCTTGTGTTCTTTGCTTATTTGTATTGGGGCAGATGGCACATTCTTTCCAAGCGCGTCCTTTTCAATAGAAATTATGTATTTATGAAGAGGTCTGGTTTGTGTAATGGCCACAATCTTTTTTCCGCGAATGGTGTGAATGTCCGTATTCAACTGTTCAATGGCAACAATTCCTTGGTTTGTAGTCACGGGTGTTCCCTTTGGGAAACAAATTGGAATACTTGCTTCAGTAATGCCATCTTTCAATACATTTACATTTGCTATAATGGAACCACTAGTTAATGTAACAATAATTTTATTTACGTTAACACCTAATTGCGTTGCGTATAAATATTTCACTGTATTAATTATATTTATTTTATTGAGGTCGGTTAATGTTGATAAATCTCCGTCTGGAATAGTCAA